GATTTCAATATATTCTCAGGAGTTGCCACTGACAGTATTGTCAGGTGGGCAGTCCCCGTGATGGGTGCTCTCAGTGCCCTAGTGTTTGCATACTATGTATATCGACGCACCCATGATGATTCTCCGGTAGGAGATAGTGAGTCCTCTGATTTCCGAATGCCGTCTGAAATAGCAGACGAATTGAAGGCTAAAGAAGATTCTTACCATTGTGGTAACTCTTATAAGCGCATTTCCAATAAGCTCACTCACGAGCAATGGAATGTACGGTACGTAGACACGCCAACGCCCCACAAGGGCAATGTGGCATCCTTGATGTCAAGTTTGTCACATAATATACGACTGGCTAAAGTTTCTAAAGATGGAGACACACAGCGCACTCATATTTTCGGAGTTTGCTCCGATTATGCGATTATAAATAGACATGCATCTTTTGCATTACCCTATCGCGTTTATGTTTCTAACACAGGAGATCTGAAGTCAGATCATACATTTATTGAGACTATAGTAGATGAAACCAACTGCTATTATTTGGACGATGATGTTTCTCTAATTCGTCTCTCTGGTATTCGATTCAAGGATCGGTTGACCCATTTCTTGCCTGACCTCTCAGCTTTGGGAGTTCATAAGGCGCAGATAAGAGAGTTTGAGACTACAGCAAAGTTCGAAGGCAGTACTCTGTCCATTGAGGATAGGAGAATTGGCGCAATCGAATTGTCAAAATATTTTGTATATCGCTTTCCTGCTCATCAGAGTGGGATTTGCGGTATTCCCCTCGTCATTGAGAGGGCGAACGGAGCCATTATTGGCGGCATTCACACTGCTGGTTCGAAGGGTAGTGATCTTGGTTATTCCAATGTCATTTTACGCGGAGAGCTAGAGAAAGCTATGAGTGCTCTTGCTGACCGAGTTTATCTCACTCCCACATCGGAGAGTGAAACGCTTGGGGAGAACTTACGTGATCCTGTGTCCAAATCGTCTTTTCGTTATATCCCATTGCATTCTTTGCGTTATTTGGGTCATGACGGGAAAGCTATATTGATGAACATGAAGAGTAAAGTTGTACCAACTGTTTTTGGTAATGAAACACTTAAGGTGTTAGCCAAGTATGTTGATCTGTCAAACGTGGAACCATTTTATCCCCCTATGATGCGACCATGTAACAGGAATGGCGAGTATATCTCACCGTATAACATTGCTCTGACCAGTCTGTCAAAGCAGAAACCTGCACTCAATTCCAAGATTATGGATCGTGTGATCAGCGATATTTTCGCAAGAATCACCGGTTCTGTCAAGGTTCCTGATAACACTCTTCGGCCTCTGACCGTTGAGACTGCCGTTAATGGTGCTACTGAAGATCCCTTCTTGAAGAGAATCAATGTTCGCACATCAGCGGGTTACGGTCTAGATGGAAAGAAGATGGACTACCTATCCATTGTCAGTGATGATGACGAGGAGTTAGTTAGAGAGCCTATTGAGGAGCTAAAAGTCAAGATCTACGATATCCTTGAGACTTACGAATCAGGGCGTGGAGCGGATTTTGTCTTTCAAGCTCACCTCAAGGATGAGCCAAGGAAGAAAGCTAAAGCTATTTCTGGGAGAACCAGACTATTTTATATGTCTCCCTTAGACGCGCTTATCGTGGCGCGTATGTTTCTGGCCCCTTTTTACACCTTGATGGTAGAACAAGGGGATGTCTTCTGCACTTCTATAGGCATTAACATGTATGTCGATGCCGACAAGTTTGTGGAGGACATGTTATCGTTTTCCGAGCTTATGCTCGAAGGGGATTACAAAGAGTTTGATATTACTCTTCCCCAGGATGTCTCAAGAGCTGCAAACACTCTCATATACAAGGTATTAAAACACTTTGGTTATAATGAGCAGTCGCTGCGTGTCTTGCGAGCTATTCTATCCGATAATTTGTTCGTGACGATTTGCATTCTCGGTGATATGTTCGTAATGTGTGGAATCCAACCCTCTGGCAAATATGCTACGGCTGAAGATAATTCACTAAAAGGATTAATCATGGAGATGTACGCATTCTTCACTAACCCAGTACATTGGAAACTGAATTTCTTTGAGTATGTAAAACCGAAGAATTTCGGAGATGACATTTTGGCTGCTGTTAAGGCAGAAGTAAGTACCACTTACAATACAAAGATTTATCAGGAACTATGTTATAGTCATTTTGGCATGACGTTTACTAATGCCCAGAAGTCCAATGATGTGGTACCCTTTATTTCTATACATGAGGC